CAGCTCGGAGCTTTAACTGTATTAGTGTACACTTTGTACATTATTATCAAATTACTTATTGGAATGTCGAATGGCAACGGTATCTGAAGCACTTTTAAAACTTGAAGCTCACGAAAGAGAGTGCGCCGTCCGTATGATCTCGATAGATGAGAAGTTCCAGAACATAGAAAAGCGACTTGATGAAGGTTCTATAAGGTTTAAGAAAAGTGAAATGATGCTGTGGGGTATGTACCCGCTGATAATTGGATTATTCCTAGTAGAGAAGTTTGTCTAATGAGCTTACTAAACCAGTTAATAGGCCCAGTAACAGGTCTTCTTGATAAATTTATTGAGGATAAAGACCAAAAGAATGCATTGGCGCATGAAATTAGCACTTTAGCGTCTAAACAAGCAACAGAGTTAGCCAGGGGGCAGTTAGCTGTAAACGCTGTAGAAGCGGCTCACAAGTCTTTGTTTGTTGCAGGATGGCGACCATTTGTTGGATGGGTAGCTGGAATTGGTTTAGCTTACAACGTAATTATTGCTCAAATACTTGGCATTTGGTTTACTGTTCCAGAAGTTGATCCTTCATTATTAACCCCTGTATTAATGGGAATGTTGGGCATGGGTGCTATGAGATCGTATGAAAAAACTAAAGGTGTACAGAGGGAAAAATGAACGACTATAAATACTTTAAGATTGAAGACTTTAACTGCCAAGAAACTGGCGAAAATAAAATGCATCCAGAGTTTATTAAGAAGTTAGATCATTTGCGTGAAATTTGCGGTTTTCCGTTTATTATTACTAGCGGATATAGGTCTCCTAATCACTCTTTAGAGCGTTCTAAGCCAAATGGTGGCGGTAGTCACACTAAAGGCATTGCTGCCGACATACGAGCTTCTGGTGGCTCTGAAAGGTATCAAATACAAAAGCATGCATACGCTTTAGGTTTTACTGGTATTGGTCAGCATAAATCCTTTATTCATTTAGATATTAGAGACACAAAACCTGTTGCTTGGCCCTATTAATTCAAATATAACTAATGTTATACTTTGGGCGCGCCATGTGGCGTAAACTTTTTTACTTGTCTTTGTTATTCTTTGCCCTGCTTATTGCGGGGTTTTTTTTGGTAACGTAAATGATAGAATTTATGGTTATTGGGCTTCCACGCTCAAGAACAACATGGATGTCTAACTGGCTAACCACTACAGGTACATTTTGCCTGCACGACTCGCTTGCTCAATATACTTTGTCAGAATTAAACCAGTACACCTGCAAAAAGACGTTTGGCGTTGCGGATACTGCTATTCATCAAGCAATGAAAGGCAGCATGAATTCACACCCAGCTAAAAAGCTAATCATTCATAGGCCCATTGACGAAATCAACGCATCATTAGGCCGTCATCAAGTTTCTCAATCAGATGCAGACGCTTTGCACGACATAAAAGGAATGCATGTAGACTTTAAAGACATAAATAAGATGGGTAAGCGCATTTGGATGCACTTAATAGGCGATGGATTCGATCCTGAGAGGTTTAATGAGTTGACGCTGATGAATGTTCAGCCTCACTTTGACGGTCTTAAACCGATGAATCAGGCTAAAATACAATCTTGGCTATCTGGAAACTAAAAATGCCCCGAAAGGCATCATGATAAATCTTCTTTTGCTACTGCAAACAATCCTGCGATTACTACTACTAACATAATTAACATCTGGGCCTCCTATTCATGGAAGCGCATTATAAATACTATCGTTTATGATTTGAAATGATGCTTTAACATGGAATGTATATCATAAATGGTATGTTCACTGTAGTTACCATTTTCAACACTATTGGTCGTTGTAGTGACCATTTTTATGCGACCGTAATCTGTTACGGTACCAAATGTTCACATATGTACAACATACGAAACAATGTACATTATAAGATGCATTACAACATCTAAAGTCTTAAAGAGTAGCACAATGCTACTCACCTATGTGTTCACTATTGAACTCAAAATATTCATCAAAACCCTGAAGTATGTACTCTTCAATGCATGATTTAATGGTTTCTTCAATAGGTGTGTCGGTGTGTTTATGCGCCCTGTTCCACCCTGCGTCTATTCCTTCCTCAACTATCCGCTCTATTAAGTTATACGTCTTTAGCTTCATTCTTGCCAACCTTTCTAAATCGTTTGTTGTAGCCTTGTTTAATACTTTTTGAAACACCAGCCTTTTTTAGATAGCAATAAAAATGCTTTGCCTTTGTGAGTGCATCCCACTCAGATCCGCCTTTTAAGGGTATTCTTTTCTTTTTCATTGCGATACTCCAGCTCATTTTTCATTGTCTGCTTTATAACCGCTTTCATTCTCATGCCTTTAGCAAATACGCAGTTTTTCAAATGTTCTAAACTCATTTCTGCAATTGTAACAAAGGTTAAGTCCTGATTTCCGTTAGGCCCGTATGTCCCCCAAAATACGCAATCTCTTAACACTTCATGGGGTGCATCATCAAACACAGTAAGCATTTCTTCATCACCATTAGCTGAACAGCGAATATAATCTATACCGCCATCAAGCATGTACTTGTTCCCATTAGCGTCTAGGTGGGTTACATAATCATGCCTATGGCGAGAAGTTAGTACAGTTCCGTCAGGTGTTCGCATACGGCTGCTAACCATTGTTGGTTCATTATAGAACTTTAATTCTTTAGCTATTTTTTCTTTCCATTGTTCTGTTGGACACATAGATTCCCCCTTTAAAAAGTAGTCCGTTGTCACCACCAGTGGACTAGGCTGGCTCAAAAGGATGCGGGGACACCCTTGGCTTAATAAATAATTATCTCATAGGCAATGAAGCCAAAAAGACAAAAGTAAACTACTGCAAAATAAACCCGTTTGATAACAATGTCTGACATTAACCATGACTTTAAATTATGCCATGCCGAACTTTTATCTTTATTCTTTTCTGCATCTTGAAATATTGCGTCAAAATTATTAGCAAACTTGTCGCTGCTAACTGACATTGGACGCGCCTTATCTCCCTTACCGCTCATAAATCACCTGCAATTGACAGTGCCAAGTAAATCTTTGCTGCACACAATGCCGGTATTGCTTCTAGTGTTGCCCAATACATCGGTGCGCCAAGTGGTTCCATCAGAGCCTCTAGTAGTTCCTAGAACATCTGTTCGATAGGTAATGCCAGTAGATGATCGGGTAGTGCCCAATACATCGGTGCGCCAAGTAGTACCTGTCATGCTGTCTCTGGTGGTTCCCAGAACATCGGTACGCAAAGTCCCAGATTGGGATGCACCGCAAGAATATTGAATGTTGCCTAAAGCGTTAGTTCTATACGAACATGAAGCATCTGCTGTAAGGCTAAAGATAAGTAGACCTGAAACTGCAAACGCTAACCCGTATGCTTTCCAGTTTATTTTTTTCTCGTCAATATACTTATCAGCTATTTTATTGGCTTCTTTAATAATTACTTTTGCTTGTTTTTTCTTGTTCATATCGATTATCCCGTTTTTGTGTGTTTTATTTATGATCAAAATACCACCATATATTGATTAAATCAACATTATTAATGTATTTCTCCTATTCTCCACTCTTGCTCCTTAATCTGTTCTTTAAGGTTTCTAGCAAATTGGATCACTTCCTCTCTATTAAATTTTGGTGAAGACCTCCAAGCCAACCGCTGCATTGCCCTAATGCGCCTTGCTCCGTACATGTCTTCCATGTAAATTCTGTAAGCTTCTTGGATTTTTGTAGTCTTCATACCATACATATTGCAAGCAGGACACTGTACCGAAATGTTCTCCTCAAAAAGCTTAAACACTAAATGCCTGCGTGAATAAAAATGACCACCCTGCATGGTCTTATAATGATCTATCTTTTTGCAGGTAACGCACTGGCAATATCCGTTGTCATCTGATGCCTTCAGTCTTACAAGTCGCTGTAAAAGCTTTGCAGCCTTGTCAACTTCCTGCGCGATAGTAGACTTCTTACGCTTCGCCATATTCTTCTTTCTCCAGAGTTTCAATTAGCTTGTCTAAATACCAGCGGCATTTCTGCAAGTCTTGTATCGGGTTTTCCTTGGCCTCATACCTCCACAAATATTTCTGGCAGTTGCCCTTTAGGTAACCGTGAAAAGCATAAGAAGCCATCGATTCTTCGATTGCATCAATGCACTCAATGCCACCGCTTGCATAGTGGTCTGGGCTATTTACTGCATCTCGCTCATCAACGTCAAAATCTACACCGTCATCTCTAAAATCAATTGGCGGGTGCTCCTGCCTAAGTCTTTCCCAATGATTTTTTTCAGCTTTATTTATCAATGTATTTCCTCCAGTGGGACTGTAATTTCTTCAGGGCTGTCAAGGTTGCAGC